AATAAAACTAAATTACTTTATCAATCGTGGCAGCTACCATAAATGCAACTATAAAAAGTGAAACTGCAAATAGCTATGTCACATTGACAGAAGCTAATAGTTATTTTGAAACAGTTCCAGATTCTTCTACTTGGACAGATAAAACAGACGATCAGAAAAATAGATCTTTAATAGCTGCTACAAGATGGATTGATACTTTTGTATTTCAAGGCGATAGATGTGACGAAAATCAAGCATTAAAGTTTCCTAGAACAAACTATCAAGTGGACAGGGTTGAATTAAGTTGTTCTACTATTCCTTTGAATATTAAGTATGCACAGTATGAATTAGCTAGAGCCTTGGCAAATGATACTGATGCTATTACAGGAACTACTGGTAAAGATGGTAATTTTGAAGAAGTTGCTTTAGGTGAGCTTCGAGTTAAATACAATACAGCTAGTCAAGGAACTGGATCTGTAAATAATATTATGGATGTTTACCCGTGGTTACAAAGTTATCTTGGGGCTTATATGCTTGGTGGAGCAGGGACTTTTCAAATGAGGGTAGTTAGAGGGTAATGGCAGGACAGTTAGATTCAGTATTTAAAAATGTCGCTAAAAGTGTTGTTGCAACTTTAGGTGATTCTTTTAATCATACAATTACCTTTATTAAAAAAGGAGTTCAAGAATATGATGTAGATAATGGTGAACTTATAAGCGTAAATACAACTTATTCAGATATTAAAGTTCCACTTGAATTTATACAATCTGAAGAAGAAGAAGGACAAGAAATTAGAAGAGCTAAAGTTTACATAACTCCAGATTTGATAGGTAATAATCAAGTTACGTTCCAAGATAAAATAAAGCTTACTTATGATGGGCAGTTAAGAACGGCACAGATTTATGACATAAACACTAAAAAAGGCAATCAGGTCTACCTTTACATTGTTATGGTGCGGTTCTAATGGCTAGACAAAAAGATTTTAGAAAAAGCGATCCTATAGCAGATATGACAGCACAAATTAATGCTGATTTTAATTCTGTTTTAAGAAAAACCCATAAAAGTTTATCAACTAAAACTCATAGCCCTGTATGGACAGGATTTTTTGCTTCCAGTTGGAAAGTGCAAACAACTGGTATAAAAGCTAAAGATGACATCAAAAAATTCAAACCATGGTCTAACATCAAAAGATCTAGCACTAAAGTAGTAAATGGTAGATGGGTTAGTACACGACCAAGTAATTCAACTATACGAATAAGGTATCCAGTTAATAGAACATTTAATATTAAAAGACCTGTTTTTATTGGAAACAGAGCAAAATACGCTGCTTATGCTTTAGAGAGTGGTAAAGTTCAAAACTTTATACAAGGTCGTTTAGGTAAAATAATTAGAGACAACATGAAAGAAAAGAGAACAAAAGGTAGAATATTCTTACAATCAAGACAAAGCCCTGGATTTGGTAGATCAGGTCCACAAGCAGGTTCTACGGAGCTTAACTTATGAGTTTAAAAAATACCCGTGCTGCATTTGAAAAAGCAGTTACCGATGCTGTTTTAGATGAAGATCCAACCATATCAATGGTTTATGACAATTTAAATTTTAATACTCCTGGACAAGAACAAAGATATGTAGTGATGAATATAAACTATTCACAATCAACTATTCAACCTCACGGTGCAGCTATAGATTATTATTCTGGAGTAATTCAATGTAATATTCATGTTCCAAAAAATGCAGGAACAAAATCATTAATAGAGATAGCAGAAAAAGTTATAGACGGATTAACTTCTGTAAACGCTTCTGATTATACTGATACTTTTTCAGTAAAGCCTAGAGTTCAGGATATGGTAGGACCAAATTTATTAGATATTGAAGAGAGAAGTCATTTCGTTGGTGTAATATCTTGCCAATTTTCAGCTAATGCCTAGTATAATAGAATAGCATTGTATTATTTATGACTAGAGCAATCGAACTTTTGAAGAATAGTTTTGGCGTAAGTCAGCTATATCAACATGATGTGGTAAAAAATGGAACAGTAATTTTAAGTGTTTATTGGCATCCTCTTACTATTGCCGAGAGAGAAGCTATAACAAAAAAATCAAATTCTAATGATACAAATGATTTTGCTTTGGCATTAATGATTGAAAAAGCATTAGATGAGAAAGGAAGCAGACTCTTTCAAGATGGTGATAAAGCTTCTCTTAGAAGAGAAGTTGAAGCAAATATTTTACAAGAAATTCAATTAGCCATGATAGAAGCTGGTCAAACCAAGGAGGTATCAGAGGCTAAAGCCGATTTAAAAAGCTAATAATCATTGGAGATTCATTTTCTCATTAGCTAAAGAATTAGGAAAAACTGTTGCTGAGTTATGTGAAACTTTAACTATTGAAGAGATGATAGGTTGGGCTGCTTATTCAGAACTTGAACACGAAAGTTTTGAAAAACAACAACAACAAGCACAAACAAATAGTGCTTTGAAAGGGAAAAGAGGTAGAATAAAATAAATCTTTTAATTTTTTCTAAGTGGCTGAATATACAGTAAATCTAAAACTTGCTGTTCAAGGAAGCAAAGAATTAGATAAATTAAATAAAAAAATTGATAAAACAAGAAAGCGTCTAAATAAAGCTGAAATTGGAAGTACAAAATTCAATAAATCAATAGACAAATTAATAAGAGTTGAAAAAGGATACGCAAAAGCATTACAAACTAGAACAAAAGCTATTGATAATGCTCTTAGAGCAGCCACAGGTATGCAAACTTTAGAACAGAGAGAGCATCAATTATTAATAAGAGGAAATAAGTTAAGAGATTTACGAGCCAGAAAAGATAGAGCCTTAAATCGTCAGAAGGCTATTAATAGAGGAGTAGGTGGAGCAGTAGGCAGTGGAATTATTGGTGGTGGTTTTCCTTTACTCTTTGGACAAGGGCCAACAGCAGCAATAGGTGGTGCTTTAGGTGGTGTAGCTGGAGGAGCATTATCAGCTATTCCTGGAATGGGACAATTTGGTTTTGCCCTTTCTATAGCTGGTACTGCTATTGGTAGTGCTCTAAATGATTTATCAAAAGCCCTTGCAAAACCTACAGAAAATATTCAAAGTCTTGTTGAAAAATTTGGATTAACAGGAACAGAGACAGGAGACTTAGCTTTAAAGTTAGAGAAACTTGGCTTAAAATCATCTGCTGCTAAGTTACTTTTAGAAGAGGGAGCAGAACAATTTGGTTTAACAGCAGCCGAAGTAGAAATAAATACAAAAAAAATGCAAGAGTTTGAAAACTCTATAGCTAAATTAGGAACTCAAATTACTTTATTTTTAGCAGACAACTTAACACCTTTTATTGATCTTCTTGGTAAAATTCCATTTGGATCAATAGGTAAAAAACTTGAACCCCTCGCTAATCTTCTTATGTTTGGGCAACTGGAAAGCCCTTCTGAAACTGTAAATAGAATGAAAGGAATATCTAATATTCCTGCTGCTGAAGGTAATCCAGTGATCGGAGGAGTGCAATTAAATCCTGATTTTGGCAAACCAGGACTCGGTGGTGTTGCTAATTTATCAAAAGGGCCATCTAATGATTTAGCAAGACAAGTTTTTGAACAAAAAGAATTATTACCTTTACAGCAAAAATTAGAAATTGAAAAAAACAGATTAGTTGTTAGTAGTGAAAAATTAAACTTAATGAAAGAAGAGTTTGAATTAACAAATTTAGAAAACGAATTGCAACTTTTAATAAGCGAAAATGAAAAACTAAGGTCTGATGAATTAGAGAAAAAAATAGAAAAATTACGAATAGCAAGAGATACACAAGCACAAGTGGTTGAAAATACAAAAGCTTTGATAGATCCTTTAAGACAAGTTTCAGGAATAATTGCACAAGACATGGGTAACGGTATTAAAGAATTAATTAGAGGAACATCAACATTAGGTGATCTGTTAAATAATGTTTTAAATAAAATGATTGATGGATTTTTAAATTTAGGACTTTTTGGTAATTTTGGAGGGACTTTTACAAGGGGTTCAGGATTATTAGGATCTATATTCAGAGCAAATGGAGGACCAGTAAAAGCTGGTGGAAGCTATGTGGTAGGAGAACGTGGACCAGAGATGTTTAGGCCAGGTGTTTCTGGTACGATTACACCAAACCATGCTCTTGGTGGCTCAACAAATATTGTCGTAAATGTAGATGCTTCTGGATCTTCCGTAGAAGGAGATGAACAAGGTGGTAGAGAACTTGGTCGTATGATTTCGGCTGCGATACAATCAGAATTAATCACACAAAAAAGACCTGGAGGATTATTAGCATAATGGCAACATTCCCTTCAATAAACCCTACATATGGTCAAAGAAAGAAATCCAAGCCAAATACTAGGATTGTTCGTTTTGCTGACGGATATGAGCATAGGTTTTTATTTGGATTGGCTGCTCACCAAAATCCAAAAGAATTTAATTTTACTTTTGAGGTATCTGAAACGGATGCCGATACTATAGAAACATTTTTAGATGCTCGTGCGGATGATTCTGCCAGTTTTACATTTACTCCTCCAGGAGAATCTAGTTCATCTCAATTTGTTTGCGAAGATTGGAGCAAATCTATACCATATAGCAATAGAGCTACAATTCAAGCTACATTTAGAGAAGTTTTTGAGCCCACTTCATGACAACTACTTGGTCTGCTAGTGCTAGTTTAAGTGTAGATGCCATAGTCGCTCCTACTTCAGCTAATAATGGGTTGTTTTTTAAGGTAACTCAAGCTGGAACTACAGGAAGCAGCGAACCAGCTTGGCCAAGTACAGTAGGTGTAACTGTTTATGATAATAATGTTAGATATGTTTCTTTTAGCAGTACATTTTCAGATTTACAGTCTATAAACCCCTCTGCAATTATTGAACTGTTTACGCTCCAGTTAGATAATTCTTTGCATGGAGCTACGACTATTTATCGTTTTCACGCAGGTAGTAATCTTAACGCCAACAATAAAATCACATGGGATGGAAACCAATACTTTAGATTTCCAATCCAAGCAACAGGTTTTGCATTTCAAAAAGGTCAATTACCCAGACCAAAACTTGCGATCAGCAATGGAGGAAATACAGGAAGTTCCGTTACAGCTTTAAGTATTTCTGCGATACTTTTAGCCGTAAATGAAACTACTGCTGGTAATGACTTAACAGGAGCTACTGTAACCAGAATAAGAACATTAGCAAAGTACATTGATGCGGTAAATTTTGCAGACAATACAAATGCAACTGCTGATCCTAAAGTTGAGTTTCCTAGAGAGATTTACACAATAGACAGAAAATCATCAGAAAACAGAGAAGTTGTTGAATTTGAACTTGCATCAGTTTTAGACCTTGCAGGTGTACTTTGTCCTAAAAGGCAATGTACTCGTGCAGAATTTCCCGCCATTGGTACGTTTGCATAATGAGTTGGAAATACAAAGCACTACTTCATGCTCAACGTGAAGATCCAAAAGAATCTTGTGGGCTTTTATTAAACATAAAAGGCAAAGAAAGATATTACCCATGCAAAAACTTATCTATGACAGATCATCAGTGTTTTATTATCGACCCAGAAGATTATGTAAAAGCTGATAATACAGGAGAAATAGTTGCAGTAGTTCATAGTCATCCAATAACTCCACCTACACCTAGTCAAGCAGACAAAATTAGTTGTGAAGATAGTAATTTACCCTGGCACATTGTCAATCCAAAAACGGAGCAATGGGCATATCTAGAACCATGTGGTTATAAACCACCGCTTTTAGGCAGACAATGGGTATGGGGTATTACAGATTGTTGGGCTTTAGTTAGAGATTGGTATAAAGAAAATAAAAACATAGAACTAAGAGATTGGGAAAGGCCAGCCACTCCAGAAGAATTTATAAAAGATCCTATGTTTGAAAGGTGTGCATGGAGAACAGGATTCAGACAATTAAGACCTGACGAAAAACTAGTAAATGGTGATTTATTATTTATGTCAATTTTAGGAAATGGTTTAAATCATGTAGCGATTTTCTTAGATGGAGATGTTTTACATCATTTAACAGATAGACTATCTTGTAAGGAACCTTATTCTGAATGGTTATTAAAATGTACAGGAGGTAGGTATCGTTATGTTGCGTAAAATAAAATTATACGGTGAGCTTGCTAAGTTTGTAGGTCATAAAGAATTTGAGGTAAAAGTTGATAGTCTTAAAAACGTAGCTAGTTTTTTAATTTATAATTTTCCCGAAATTGAAAAACATATGAATCCAAAACAATATCAAATAAAAGTTGGTAGTTATGTCGTTGATAAAAATGAATTACATCATCCTATTGGAAGTGAGGATATTCATATTATTCCCGTAATAACTGGATCAGGAGGTATTGGTAAAACATTAGCTGGAGTTGCTTTTATAGGTTTAGGTATTGCATCTGGAGGAGCAGGATTCGCACTTGGATCTAAAGGTGTTGGTTTTATAGCAACAGGAGGTGCATTAGCGAGTCCACTTATGGCAGCAGTAGGAAATTTAGGTGTAGGTTTACTACTTATGGGTGTTAGTGAAATGTTATTTCCTTTACCTAAACCACAGAAATTTAGTTCAGAAGAAGATCCAAGACTATCTTTTAGTTTTAGTGGAGTACAGAATACTTCTAGAGCAGGAACTCCAGTTCCTATAGTTTATGGTGAAATTTTTACAGGAAGTGTTGTAATAAGTGCAGGTGTAGATACTAACCAGGTAGAAGCATGATTAACAAAGGAAAAACTATAAAAGGTGCTGGAGGCGGTGGTAAAGATAAAGCAAAGCAACCTAATATTCAGCCTGATAATTTACATAGCAGACAGTTTGCAACAGTACAGGATTTATTATCTGAAGGAGAGATTGAAGGTTCAGCTACAGCATCTAAAGCTGGACTTACAAAAGGAACAACAGCTTACAATAACGCATTTTTAAAAGATATTTTTCTAGATGATACACCGATACTTCAAGAAGGTGCAGATAATACAAGTCCAGCCAGCACCGATTTCAACTTTCAAAACATCACATTCAACAGTCGTTTTGGAACGTCTAACCAAGAGTTTATCCCTGGAATTACAACTACTCCTAGAACTCCTACAGGTGTAAATGTAACAGTCACGGTAGCTGCTCCTGTAACCAGGCAAGTAACTACCGCAAATCTAACTGCTGTTATTGTTACTCTTACCTGGCCCGCTTTACAGTTTTTTAGAGATGGAGATATTTTAGGAGATACCGTAGATTATCAAATACAAGTACAACATGATTCTGGAGGTTTTGTAACTAAAATAGAAGATCGAGTTAGCGGTAGATCAGCAGACGCATATGCAAAAGATCATAGAATTAATCTTAGTACTTATAGTTCATCTGTAGATATTAAGGTTGTTAGAGTAACAGCAGATTCAACTGATAGTAATAGAGTAAATGCGTTTCAGTTTACTAGTTTTCAAGAAGTTATTGATAATCAATCTAATTATCCAAATAGTGCTTACACATCAATAAGATTAGATAGCAAACAGTTTAATAGAGTACCTACTAGAAAGTTTCGTCTACGTGGTATAAAAGTAAAAATTCCAGGGGCAGGAGCTAATAGTTCTGGTACTCCAACAGTAGATCCTGCTACAGGCAGAATAATTTATCCCGAAGGATACATTTTTAATGGTGTATTGGGTGCAGCTACTTATACAAATTGTCCAGCGATGTGTTTACTTGATTTGCTTACTAACACAAGATATGGATTTGGAGATCACATAACTGAGAGTAACTTAGATTTATTTAGTTTTGTAGCTGCAAGTAAGTATTCAAATGAATTGGTTGACGATGGTACTGGATCAGGAACTCAAGAAGCCAGATTTAGTTGCAATGTAAATATTCAAAATTCACAGGAAGCTTTCGATGTTATTAACTCTTTGTCAGGAGTCATGAGATGTATGCCCATATGGTCTGCTGGAAGTGTAACCATAAGTCAAGATAAGCCAACAACTGCAAGTTATTTATTTAATTTAGCTAATGTAGGACCAGCAGGTTTTAATTATTCGGGAAGCAGTTTAAAGCAAAGACATTCCATTGTTTCTGTTAGTTACTTCAATATGGATTCAAAGGAAGTAGATTTTGAAGTAGTAGAAGATGCAACAGCAATATCTAAATTAGGCCATACGAAAAAAGTAATACAAGCATTTGCTTGTACCAGTAGAGGACAAGCTGCTCGTTTAGGTAGAGCAGTTCTTTTTGCTGAACAAAATGAATCTGAAACAGTAACTTTTACAACTTCTATAGATAGTGGAGTACTTGTAAGACCAGGATCAGTAATTGAAATAAACGATCCAGTAAGAGCAGGGGCAAGAAGAGGTGGGCGTGTTGTATCTGCAACTACAACAATCGTAACGATTGACGCAGCTTCAGAAACATCTGCACCTGCATTGGCAGATAGTCCAACATTAAGTGTAATTCTTCCTGATGGAACGGTAGAGCAACGGACAATTTCAGATATTACTGGAGCAGCTATAACAGTAAATTCTGCTTTTTCTTCAGCACCAAACGCAAATTCACCATATTTAATATCTAGTAATAGCTTACAAACTCAGTTATTTAGAGTCATTCAAGTACAAGAACAAGATGACATTAACTATGCAATTACAGCTTTGTCTTATGTAGAGGGTAAATATGATTTTATAGAAAGCGGAACTCCCTTTGCTGCAAGAACAATATCGTTATTAAATCAACCTGCATCTTCTCCAACTAACTTAACCATTACAGAACAGATAGTCATAATAAATAAAATGGCTAGAAGTAAGTTGATTGTTGATTGGAAACCTGTTGATGGTGTAACTCAATATCAAGTAAATTACAAATTTGAAAACGGTAATTATGTTTCTCAAACAGTATTTGCTTCTGACTTTGAACTATTAGATACACCTGTAGGAGAATACACCTTTCAAGTTTATTCTTATAATTCTGCTTTAGACGTACAACCTAACCCTGCTGAAGCAACTTTCAATGCTGTAGGTAAAACAGCGATACCTGGTGACGTTCAAGATTTAACAATAGAACCTATAAACGAACAATTTGCCAGATTAAGATTTAGCCAATCTACAGATGTAGATGTTTTACATGGCGGTCGAGTTTATGTAAGACATACCAATCAAACAGGAGGTGCTGCAACATTTCAAGCTGCACAAGATGTTGTTGAAGCTGTAGCTGGTAATGCTACCGAAGTTATAGTACCTGCACTTTCTGGAACGTACCTTCTTAAATTTCAAGATGATGGTGGAAGATTTAGTGCTACAGCAGCTAGTGTAGGCTTGTCTACAGTTGAAATACTTGATTCTATAATTGTTAAAACAGATAGAGAAGATACAGACGGAACACCTTACAATGGAACTAAATCAAATGTTGTTTACGATTCTAGTCTTGGAGGCTTGAAACTTACTGATCCAACTGCAAATGCAACTGGTACATACGATTTTGTAGACACTCTTGATCTTGGTGGTACATTCTCACTTGTCTTAAAACGTCATTTTCAAGGAGTTGGTTTTTATGCAGGAGATGAATTTGATAATAGAACAGAAAACATTGATACATGGACAGATTTTGACGGCACAATAGCTCAAGATGCAAACGCAAAAATAGCAGTTAGAACTACAACCGATAATCCTAGTAGCTCACCCACTTACGGCTCTTTTAATGATTTTGCTAATGGAACATTTAAAGGTAGAGGATTTCAATTTAGAATTACTTTAGATACAGCAGATACGGCTCAAAATATGAATCTTCAGCAAGCGGGTTACACAGCCACCATGTTATCTAGAACAGAACAATCTTCGGTAATAGCATCTGGAGCAGGAGCAAAAGCGGTTACATTTACTGCACCATTTTTTGTTGGAACTTCTGGATTAGGCAATGCAAATAGTTTTTTACCTGCTGTAATAATATCCCCACAAAATATGGCAACAGGAGATTTTTTTGAACTAACTAATGTATCTGGAACTGGCTTTACAGTTCACTTTAAAAACTCAAGTAATGCTAGTATTGATAGGAACTTTACCTATAGTGCTGTTGGTTTCGGCAAAGGAGGGTAACATGGAGGAAAATAGTATTTAACTGTGGCTGACGTTACAAATTACACAATCGAAAATGCTTCTGGAGCGAACGTAAGAACTGACCTCAATAATGTTTTTGCTGCGATCCAATCAAGTAATTCTAAATCTACTGATTTATCTACAAGTCAATGTGTAGCTGGTATGCCATTTTTAAATACCACTACAAATATTTTAAAAATAAGAAACTCCAGTAATGGTGCTTTTACAGAAATAGGAAATATAGACCAGGCTAATTTAGGTTTATTATCTAAAGCTGGTGGTACAATGACAGGTCAACTACTTATAGATGATTCTTCAAGTGCTTCTACTCCTGCACTAAGTTTTGATACAGATACAGATTTAGGATTATTTAGAAAATCTGCAAATATCATGGGATTTAGTTCAAGTGGTACAGAACAGATGATTTTTGATGCAAATGGGATAACACTTAACGATGAAAATGAAATAAGATTTAGCGAGGCAAGTTCAAATGGAACAAATTATGTAACAATAAAAGCCCCTTCATCTGTAACATCAAATCGCACTCTTACATTACCTGATTCAGATGGTACGATAGCTCTTACTGGATCAAGTACAATAACAATTGGAAGTACGAGTGTTGCACTTGGAGCAACACAGACATCTTTTGCTGGTTTAGGACAACTTACACCAGCGACTAATAATACTTCTGATTTAGGATCAACCACATTACGGTGGAGAAATGTTTTTACTAATGACCTAGATTTATCCAATGAAGGTGGGAAAAATGATATTGACGGAACTTGGGGTTCGTATAAAATTCAAGAAGGAGAAGAACATCTTTACTTAATTAACAGAAGGAATGGTAAAAAATACAAATTTAACCTTACGGAGATAGAATAGAGTCATGGCAATCATTCCTGGCAAAAAAAATTTTACGGTTGACAGAAGAGCAGACTTTCCTATTAGATTGACATTTAAAGATTCTACTGGATCGGCTATAGATTTAACTGGTTATACTGTGGCTGCACAAGTTTATGATCAATCTCGATCCACAAAATATGCTGATTGGTCTATAACTTATACGAATAGAGGATCTGGAATTATTGATATGAGTTTATCTGATACAGATACAGCAAATTTTACCCCAGATATTTTATTTTATGACGTATTGTTAACAGAACCAGGAGGTAACAAAAACTATTATTTAGAGGGTAAACTATTTATAAGTGAGGGATACACAGCATGAGTAGTCCAAATTCTGTAACTGTCAGTCAGGTTTCTGATGTAACTACAGTTGAACTAACAACTCAAGGTCCACAAGGTCCAGCTTTTGCTACAACTGGAACTAATTTAGATGACTCTAATAAAGTAGATGGCTCAATAGTGTTTTTCGACTCATCTAGTGGTACATTTAAAGCAGATTCAACTACTACCAAACTTACACTCGTTGATGGAGGGAATTTCTGATGGCTAATACAATTAGGATAAAAAGATCCACTGGATCGTCTAACCCAACTTCTCTTGAAAATGCTGAGATAGCGTTTAGAGAAGGTGATGAAGTATTAGTTATTGGTAAAGGAACTGGAGGAGCAGGAGGATCTGCTACATCTATTGAACCTATTGGTGGTAAGGGAGCATTTTTTGATAAAGCAACACTTAGGGCTGCAAACACTGTATTAGCAGGTGGTGAAGTAACTTCTGCTGCCCCTTCGTTTAGGTCACTTGTAGTAGCAGATATTCCAACGCTAACAGCATCTAAGGTATCTGATTTCGATACACAAGTAAGAACTTCGAGATTAGATCAGATGACAGCACCTTCGGCTGCTGTATCTTTAAATAGTCAAAAGATAACAAACCTAGCTACACCTACTGCATCTACTGATGCTGCAAGTAAGTCTTATGTAGATGGTGTTTCTCAAGGATTAGATGTCAAAGATTCTGTGGTCGCTACAACTACTGCGAATGGAACATTATCCTCTGCATTTGCTAATGGATCAACGATTGATGGTGTTTCTTTATCAACTAATGACAGAATACTTATCAAAGACCAAAGCACTCAGACAGAGAACGGTATCTATACAGTTAATGCTTCTGGTGCTCCAACCAGGGCAGATGATTTAGCTACTGGTGCTGATGCTGCTGGTGCGTTTGTTTTTATAGAACAGGGAACAGTAAATGCTGAGAATGGTTTTGTTTGTACAAGTAACAAAGGATCTGCTGTTGTAGGAACTAATAACTTAGTATTTTCACAGTTTTCTGGTGCTGGTCAGATTACAGCAGGAAATGGTTTAGAAAAATCTGGTAATACTTTATCTGCTGATCTTAAATCAAATGGTGGACTTGTTATTGAATCTGCTGAAATTGCTGTTGATCTTGCTGCTAGTTCTATAACAGGAACACTTGCTATTGGCGATGGTGGAACGGGTGCTACAACTGCAAGTGCAGCTAGAACAGCTTTAGGGTTGGCCATTGGAACGAATGTTCAAGCCTTTGACGCACAACTAACCGATATAGCTGGTTTAACTCCAACAGATAGTAATTTTATTGTTGGTGATGGTTCTAACTTTGTTCTCGAATCTGGTGCAACTGCTAGAGCAAGTCTTGGAGCACAAGCATCTGCAACAGACTTAACAAACTTATCTTCGTGTCAATCGGGTGGATCTGCTGCTTTAGCTGCTCTTACTTCAACAGAAATTGGTATTCTCGATGGAGCAACTGTAACAACTGCTGAATTGAACATAATGGATGGTGATACATCTGCAACTTCTACAACCTTGGCAGCAGCAGATCGTTTGGTAATGAATGATGCTGGAACGATGAAACAAGTTGCGTTATCTGACCTGGTTACATTTTTAGAAGATGAGAGTGCGTCTAGCTTTAATATAGACGGTGGAACTTACTAGACCAGGAGGTAACAGCCAATGGCTAATCAAATTCGATTAAAAAGAGCAAGTGGCAGCGATCCAGGTGCTAGTGATCTTGTTACAGGAGAATTAGCGGTAAGAACTGATAATGGTAAATTATTTACCAAAAAAGATGATGGATCTGTAGCTGAAATATCTGGTAGTGGTGGTGGAATAGATGATGGTGATAAGGGAGATATTACTGTCAGTAATTCTGGAGCGACCTTTACTATTGATAATGGAGTTGTAACATCTGCCAAAATAGCAGACGATACTATTGTAAATGCTGATATAAAAAGTGATGCGGCTATAGATGTAAGCAAACTAAATGGAGTCGTACCTGCAACTGGTGGTACTTTTTCTGGATTAATTAATGCTTTTGGTGGTATTTTATTAGGTTCAAATGACGTAGTAGAGTTTGATTCAGACGACACAGATACTAACCACATAAGTTTTAAAGGGCCACTTAGTTTAACAAAAACAAGTGATTTTACTCTTCCCGAAGATGGCATTAATGGTCAGGCATTAAAAACAGATGGTAGTGGAGTTTTAAGTTTTGGAAATGTAGTTTCTAGTAATCTTGAGATAATTTCTCTTTACGATCAGACAAGCCCTACACCAATTCAAAAATTCTTGGCTAGTAGTGAAGGTGTAACAGTCCTGTCTACAGTTGCTTCTGTCGGTAAATTAATGTTTAGAGATAGGACAACAGCAAACTTTTTAAAATTTAAACCAGTTGATACGTTATCTGCTGGTGTTGAATTTACTTTGCCTGCTGCTGATGGGTCAGCCAATACTGTTTTAAAAACAGATGGTAGTGGTGTAATGTCTTTTGGCACTATAGTAAATGCTTCTGTTGATGCTAGTGCAGCGATAGCAGGGTCAAAGATAGATCCTGACTTTGGATCGCAAAATATAATTACAACTGGAACTTTTGCTGTTGGTAATCAAACAATTACATCAACTGCACCAAGTATAACTTTTACTGATTCAAATAATAATCCTGATTATCAAATAAAAGTTGAACTTGGAGCATTTGCAATAAGAGATAACACCAATGATGCAAATAGATTAACTATAAGTTCTAGTGGAGATACAACTATAAATGGCAGTGGTGCTGTTTCTAATAATCTCACCATAGCTGGAACTACAGCTTCAACTGGAAACATAACTGGCCCTCTTCTAAGCCTTACAGGTGACACCTCTGAATCTGGTACTGATGACGCAGTAATACTTTTAAATTCTGCTGGTGGAACTAATAGTGATTTTGCAAGAATTAGACAAGTTGATTCTGATAATTCTTTTCTAATTGAAAATAAAGCTAGTGGTTCTTATGAATCAATTTTGAAAGGTACTTCAGATCGAGTGATTGAATTACACCATCAGGGATCTAAAAAATTAGAAACTTCGAGTTCGGGGATCAGCGTAACAGGAACTTGTACTGCAACAGCTTTTTCTGGCCCATTAACAGGAAATGTAACTGGAAATGCTTCTGGATCATCAGGATCTTGTACTGGCAACTCAGCAACAGCAACAGCTTTAGCAAATGCACGAACTATAGCTGGAGTCAGCTTTGATGGTACATCAAATATTTCTTTAAATAATAACGCTATAACAAATGGGGCTGGTTACATCACTGGCTCTGGTAACGCTGCTACAGCAACAGCTTTGCAAAATGCACGAACTATTGCTGGTGTTTCGTTTGATGGTACATCAAATATTTCTTTAAATAATAATGCAATCACTAATGGTGCTGGTTATATTACTGGTTCTGGAAATGCTGCTACTGCTACTGCTTTAGCAACTGCTCGAACTATAGCTGGAGTCAGTTTTGATGGTACAGCAAACATATCTCTTAATAACAATTCAATTACCAATGGTGCTGGCTACATAACTTCTGCTGATGGAGGAAACGCAGCAACATTAGATAACATTGATTCAAGTCAATTTGTAAGGTCAGATGCAAGTGATAATTTAGAAGGATTATATAATTTTACTAGTAATGGAAATTTTCCAATAACTCTAAGTGGTACTAGTACTGCCAAAATCCTTTTAGAAGGAGCAGCTAGTCCTTACATACAATTTAAAGAAAACACTACAAATAAAGCATTTATTCAATGGCATAGTGATGGTTATTTTAGAATTGCAAATCAAGAAGATAGCTCACAATTAAGAATTCAAGATGATATTAAATTTTCTCAAGACGGCTCAACTTTCTATAGTGTATGGCACGCTGGTAATGATGGTTCGGGTAGTGGGCTAGATGCTGATACTTTAGATGGTCAAGAAGGTTCCTATTACTTGAATTATAATAATTTTTCTAATACTCCAACAATACCAACCAATAATAACCAGCTTACAAACGGTGCTGGATATATAACTTCTGCTAGTGCTGGACTTCCAACATCTGGAGGCACATTAACTGGAACTATCTTTACTCAAGCTGTAATTCCTAGTGCAAATAACACTTACGAGTTAGGTTCAACTAGTAACAGATGGCAAAATGTATATACTAATGACTTACATTTAAGTAATGAAGGAGGAAGCAACAAAGTTGACAATACTTGGGGCGATTTTACAATACAAGAAGGTATTGAGGATCTTTTCTTGTTAAATAACAGAAATGGTAAGATGTATAAATTCATGTTACAGGAGGTTAGCTGATGGCTTATTTAGGTAAAAACGCAGTCCACGCATGGCTTAATTATCATGGCATAAATAATACTATTAGAGACGATCATAACGTAAGTTCTGTTACAGATAATGGAACAGGAATTTTTACTGTAAATTTCACTGATGCTTTTGCTGATGCTAACTATTGTGCTGTAGCGATTCCAAGTAGAAGTGATACATCTGAATTTTTAAGGCACGTTTCTTATACTAATGGAGATACATATTCAACAGGATCTTTTAAATTTAGATGTATTAAAGACTCAGATGTAAATGGATTTGACCGACCTTATAATTTTATAGCGTTTATAGGATCTGATGTTTAATATTTTAAATTTAGGTATAATAGAAGAAAAAAATCATGGCTAATTCTGATAAAAGATTTATATACACAGATGATGATGGAACTCTTTGTATTGTGATTCCAAGTGATAACACACCATTAACTTTGGATGAAATTAAAGCCAAAGATTGCCCTAGTGGTAAGACAGTTTATACTGTTGATAAATCTGCAATTCCTACAGACAGGAGTTTCAGAGATGCTTGGACTTATACGGAGTAAATTATGGGATTTGGTGTTGACATGGCAAAAGCCAGAGAAATTCACAAAACAAAGATTAGAGAGGCAAGAAAACCTTTACTTGATGAACTTGATATTGAATTTCAAAAGGCATTAGAAACTGGTGCTAGTACTACAGATATTGTTGCCAAGAAAAATGCTCTTAGGGATGCTCCTGCTGATTCTGCTATTGATGCAGCTACAGATGAAGCTGCCTTGAAAGCTCAATGGAATACTACTATATTAGGAACATCACCTTATAGTTAACAATGCAAGCAATTACTGAAAAACAACTTCTTGAATGGAAAGAAGAATTAGCTAAACAAGTTAAAACTAGAGATCACGCAAAAAAAGTTTTTGATGAATGTGTTAATAATATTAACGCTTTGCAGGGCGGTATTCAGTTTGCGGAGATGTTGCTGAAAAAGAACGAGTCAGAAGTCCAGCCATCAGATAAAGCGGAGCTAGACCAACAATCAG